GCCCCGCAGATATGGATGATCCCAGCGGTCAACGACGTTCCAGAACGGGCGCAACCTGTTATCAGAATGGGTTGTTTCATCAACTACCTCCAATTTTCCCGCACCCAAGGCTCCCGTGCGATATGCGGTCGGGCGTTGCCGTGGAAACAGATAACCTCTGCCCCTTTCGGTACTCCGCTCTGGCAGTGCCGCTTGTAGCTGTAGATTGATGCCCCTTCATTCACCGCCGAAATGTGGACGCCATGTTTCAATAAGGATTGGAAGATATAGACTTGATCCCAACCCCTATAAAAGGGATCTTGCAGTTCAGCCGGAGCGTCTTGCAACAGATACCGGAAGTCCCCATGCCATGCCATGACACCGGACGCCCATTCCCCGGCCTGTCTCCGCTTCGCATTGAATGGGATGAGCATCCGCATCGTATTCTCCGGCATCGCCATTGCCATTTTTCCCAACCGATCCAAGTTCCCCAAAATTACAGTATCGAGGTCGAAATAGAGTACCGGGCCTTTCACTCTGAACAGTTCCAATTTCGACCACCATCCCGGCATCCCATGTTGGAGCTTCTCGCTGCCGGGCAACGCCCTCATATCGGTGAAGCACAGGAACCGATGGGGAACAGTGAGATTCCGTGCCACCATGTTTCGCATCGCTTCTACATACTGCCCGGTATAGCATCCCCCGGACTTCAGCACGCAGACCACCGTCAACGGCGCGGAAACCGTCAGCATTTGGGCGTTTATCGGTGGGACGGGGGTAACGCCGGGTTTCCGCTTAAACGTCGTAGCGACCCCTTCCCGGCCTATTCCTGAGGACTTCTGCCGGGGCCGCCGTAAATTGGGTTTGGGAGCCTGCGGGACCGCCAGGATGGGACGGGGTTTCGCCGTAGGCTTCCCGGCCTCAACGATGTCTGCCGCCATCTTCACCAGCGCGTTGACTTCCAGCCCCTCGGTGTCCTCGATAAAATAGGTAGTACCCCGTGTCTTGGGTGGGCAGGCATACCAGGCGAAATCCCGGTTGTAGAACTTGTTCCAGATGATCAGCGTCTTCGCGCCAAGCACCGTAGACATAATGGAGAGGCCCGAGGGATACCCCACCACCAACTCTGACCCCTTCAGCAACCCGAAGAGTTGTGCCACATTTGTTTTACCGACGAGATCAATGCAGTCAGGGATCTCCCGCTTCAACTTATTCAGTACGTTTTCCTCAGCGTCCCATCGCGCCCCGGCGAACACCGCCTTGGCTCCGGTCTTGCGAACGGTTTGCTTGATGAAATCAATCAGCCGATCGACCCGGAACTCCTTCACCCAATAGGTATAGGTGCCTTGGAAAATGAAATAAAAGACGATGTACTTGCCGTACCGTTGCTGGCAATCCTCCTGAAACCGCTGCTGCTCCAGCGACACGAACATCGGAGGCACCCAATCCGTTTCAAGGTCCGGGTCAAGCTCTTCCATCTGAGCACCGACGCGGAGGTGGCCGTTGTATGAGATGAAGTAATCACATCCCATCACATCCTTGAAGATCGTCCGGCCTTCCTGCCCGTAGGCTTCCTTCCATATCTCCTTCTGCTCAGTCGTGGAAACCGTCTCTCCGGTGGCATTCAAGAACGGGAACATCTCAAGGAACGGGAACGCCCGCTTGTGGCCTTGATGTTTCTTCTCGGTGTTACAAGCCACCAACACATCCGGCGTCCCCAGCTTCTCACGCTTCAAAAACGCCTGGAGCTTGATGATGCTCCAGTAGGAGTCACCGATGCCCGGAGGAACCAGGATAGTGGGGCGGAGTTGCGTCGGCTTCAGGCAGAGCACGACGGTTTTCGACTCAATGGGGTGAGAAACCTCGGAGACCACGAACCCAACCCGTTTCAGCAGGGCCGTCAACTGCTCAGTGGTGAAATACCAGAGATGCTCTTCCTTCCAGTGGTGCTCGCCTGCCTTAGCCTCAAAGTTAGGGAAGTCAATTACAGCGACGCCGCCCTGCTTCGTGGTGCGGAACAACTCGGCGGCAAACGCCACGGGGTCGGGGGCGTGTTCCAGCACGTCGTGGCAGGTGACGCGGTCGAAATGATCAGTGGGGAAGTGGATGTCCTCAAATTTTCCCTTGTATATGAAATCGCCGCCTTGTGCATAAGAATAATCAGCGACTTCACAGCCGAAGGCGACATACCCCCGCGCCCGACACTCATCCACGAAGGCCCCGCTACCTGCCCCTACATCTAAAACCTTGAGATCGCCGCCGGTTCCCAACCCATAGGAATCACACCGCTTCACAGCCAGCTCCCGGTCGTGCTCATAGGTCTTGCCGATATAGGCACCGCCGGTGGGCTGGTATTGCTCGTAGAACTCTTGGAATGCCTTGTCGTCCATGCCCACGTCCCGGCGAACCACTCCACAGCCATCACAGGTGATCACGCTCATCTTGGAACGGCTCTTATGGGTCTGGCCTTCAGCCGTGACCTCATAGAACATATGCTTTGATGCCGTCCCTTTGCTGCTGCCACAAATGCATTGTTCCATTAGTACTGCCTCCGGCACAGATCCACTTCCGTCACCCGAAGGCTCGGACGATCCGCGCATAGTTGATAAATCGTGGCCGCTACTTCTTCTGGGTCGATCAATTTGTCGTAGTCTTCCCGGTGGTTACACATCGCCGTCTTCATCGCCCCAGGAAATACGGAGAGCACCCGGAGACCATCCTTGACGGCATCATACTGGAGGGACTCCGCAAAGCCTCTAAGGCCATACTTGCTGGCAGCGTAAACCGCTTCATTTCTTCCAGCACACTTACCCGCCAACGAGTTGATGAAAACAATCATCCCCGACGTGGCTTTCAGCGCACCCCACAGCCGCTTCGTCAATAGGATGGGGGTCATGAGGTTCGTGATGATGACTCGGGAGAGGTCTTTGTCCTCAGTCTCCATGAAAGCTGTATCTGGTCGGGTGCCTGCGTTATGGATCAGCAGGTCAAGCCCATACTGCCCCACCATGTCCACAAGTTCTCCCCTCGTAAACTCCGTAGTGATGCTCCCCCACACGCCATGGGCACCTTCCGCAATCAACTCTGCGATTGCGCCGTGATCCCGCGCCGTAACTAGGACACACCAGCCCTTCTTGAGGAAGTGGTGGGCGAGTTCTCTACCCAATCCCCGGCTGGCCCCTGTTATCAGCACGGTCTTCTTCATATCGTCGGCATCCTGTCATTCTGGAGGCAGATCACAGCGGGGGCGCCCATCAAGTAGGCGTCTAGCATTGCTTTCTCTGTCTCCACGGCGTTCCTGGGGAAATAGCCGACGGTGTTCTTGAGTAGCCCCACCAGCCCTTCAGCGTTTAAGGCGCGATGGGTGGGGCCATGGGTGGGGTAGTCGGCATTACCTACCAGCATCACCGGCAGATTCTGTTCGTCGATGTCGAGCTTTACCTGCTCAAAAGGCCGCTCCAAGAGGAACGGGGTCAGCGTATAGACCACGGGCCGGAGTCCTTCAATCGCCATCCCTGCCGCCATCCCGATCATGGTTTGCTCACACAACCCCACATTGAAGATACGGGCAGGGAACTCAAGCACGAAGTTATCCATTTCCTGATAGACATCCGCAATCAGCAGTACGATGCGGGGGTCTTTCCGCGCCAACTGAACCAACACTTTTCCGAAAGTTCGTCTCATGCTAGTTCCTCCCGCGCCTGTTTCTCGTGGCCATCGTCAAGCCATTTCGCATGCCACTCCGGGCTATTCTCCATGAACGACACCCCTTTGCCCTTCACCGTCTGGGCGAAGATGATGCGGGGGGCTTTCTGCTCCTTGGCGGTGCCTTCCTTGTGGATTCTCTCCGGGTCAGCCAGCACGGTGACATCAATCATGGCACAATTCAAAAGAGTACCACGGAGCAGATCAATATTATGCCCATCCACCACTGCATCCTCCCACCCTAACCGCTCCGGCACCTCTGGGAACCGAGTGGTGGCCGGGGACACTGCCGCCACGGAGCCGCTGCCTTGGATCTGGTTCCAATCCACAATCACTACGAGATTGTGGAGGCCCATATTCGCGGCGATCAGCAAGGATTCCCAGGTGGTGCCTTCCTGGCACTCACCGTCCCCCATGAGTACGTAGACCTTACCAGGCTCTCCTTTAATCTTCTTGGCGAGTGCCATTCCCAACGCCATCGGCAGGCCGTGGCCTAGGCTCCCCGTAGAACAAGGAATACCGTTCCAGGGGTCACGGGTGGGGTGCCCTTGGAGTTTGGGGGTGGCTCCTTTCTCCATTAGCAACACATAATAGGGCCAACAGGCATGCCCTTTACTCAAGATGAACCGGTCACTTGCCGGACTCATGACATAGTCAAACAGCGCAATCAGAATCTCTACACAGGAAAAACACCCGCCGAAATGGTAGCCCCCATTGGCTTTGGAGAGCGTTATGGTATCCCTGCGTACTTGTTTCGATCTTTCGTTCAGCATCACCAAGCCCCCGGCAAAAAGGTTTGGTACTCTGTGATGTCCGGTCGGTCCGTCTTGTTGGGGCAGTCCAACGCCGGAGATGGAAAGGGGGCAGTGTATTCCGTGACGTCGCCAACCAAATCCTTACGAACGAAACTCACTTCCAGCAGCGGCGGCAACTCTGCTTTCCCTACCACTTGTTTCGGCAACGAGTTATTGGCGTGAACATGGAAGATATGGAAGTGCCTGTTCAGCTTCTCCAACACTCCCGCGTACCCAAGGAACAATGCACCGTCAACCTGTTCCTTAAAGTCAATCAACACCCCGTTGAAATATGAGGAGTATTTATTGCCGGGGCACTCCACCGAGAACGCATGGAACTCAATCAGGAGTTGATCGAATTTGCAGAGTGTCTCTTCACTCATCAATTCGAGGGTTTCCCACTCATTCCACTCGATGTCCATCTTGAGGATACTTCCCTTGGGCACCACAGCGAACCCTGGGGAATGGCAAGCCTGAGGCATCCCGCGCTTCACGAAGGTGAAATCCGGGTGCTCCTGCGGCAGCGCGGTGATCGTGGGGTCGAACAGCGTGAACTTGGCGCCGGGATAGCGCCGGGCGAACTCCAGCTCGAAGCTCACATCGGTGCCGACACCGAACGTATAGACGTGTTTGGTATTGCGGCAGAGTTCATCCACAACGATGTAGCCGCCATCAGCGGGTTTCCCTACGCGGGTCTTGGTGAATCCAAGCAAGTCCATGACGTGGAGCTGCTCAAGGAAGGCGTTGACTTTATCTTTCAGCATCAGCATTCGGCATCTCCACAATGATTCGTCCCGACAATCCGGTTTTCATAAGTGCAACGGCTTGGTTGATTTCTGACAGCGGGAAGCGGTGGGTGATAAGTTCATCCAGTTTCAATTTCCCGGCCTGATACAGCTCGACGTAGCAGGGGATGTCCACGTCAGGGTTGGTGAGGCCCCCTTGACTGTCCATAATGGTCTTGCCTTGGTAGTGCCGCTGCATGTCCCGGAAAACCACATCCAGCCCTTGCTGGGGCTGCCCGACAAGGATCAGCTTGCCGCCGGGTTTCACGCAACGGAGACCTTGCTGGATGACACCAGGAACACCGGTGCAATCCACGAACACATCCACGGGGAAATGGTCAGGCACTTCTTGGTAAATATCGGTTGCCCCCATTCTGGCAGCCCGCCACAATTTATCTTGATGCAGATCAATTGCCACAATAGAGCCAGCGGAAACCATCGCCGCCCCTTGCACCACATTGAGACCGACACCCCCGACACCGGCGACCGCTATGGATTGCCCCATCTTCAGCTTGGCTTCGTTGTTGATGATCCCGAGGCCAGTTGTCACCCCGCATCCCAGCAACGCCGCGACTCCAAAATCAAGATCATCAGGCACCACGGTGAGGCGGTTTTCAGAGACCAGGGCGAGGCTGTTAAAAGTCGTGACCCAGCCCCCTCCTACCGGCCCAGAATCGCTCTCATAGGTCGGGCAAACCGCGTCTATGCCGCTGCCTTTCCGCCAGTGTAAAACTACGTGGTCGCCGACCTTAACCTTCCGCACCCCTGGACCTACTTTCAGCACAACGCCGCCACCTTCATGGCCGAGGAGGTGGGGGAGGTATTTGTCGCCACCTTTGCCCCCGGTGATCTCCCTGATCTGGGCACCACAGATGCCAGACGCCCGCACTTCAACGAGTACCTGCCCTACATCTGGCGACCCCACCTCAATCGTTTCCACGGTGAGGGGCGCGTTCAATTCCCGGAGTATTGCGGCTTGTGCTCTCATACGAAATCCTTGATGTCAACGAAAGGAAACTGCGTTACCGCTGACTCCGGGGTGGCGTTCAGTATCTCCACGCCTAAGACCTCTGCGTCCCTGGCTATCTGTGGGAACCCCCGCAGGTGTTTCTCAAATAACGCCGGGTTTTTCTGCTCGCCCCGGTAATCCTGGTGCCAGTTCTTCCGGTCGCCCTGCAACTGCATATCGAAACCCAGGAGGATGATCCGCTTGGCCCCCAGGTGAACGGCGACGTTGATTGCCGATGCCCCGCTGTTGTTGTTCCAAGCCACCGCATCCCGCTTGGCCTCGATGCCGTAGGGCTTGGTGCGGCGGACCCGATGGACGTGCCGCCAACCAGCTTCCGGGCAGCGGCTGCAACTCGTTATCTTCAGGCCAGCATAACCCCGGATGGCAGGGAGGTTTTGCCCGTACCATCCGCAATCCCCGAAATAGCAGACATCAACCCATGGCCCCAGCTTGTAGGCTTGGTTCACCCCGATCACCCGCTTGGAGTGGAGGGGTATCAAGTCTACGTCGGCCAGGGAGGGGCCGCCACCGAGGATAAACACGGTGGCCCCCGGCCAAAGCTCTGGGATCTCCCAGGTTTCGCGGGAACCCATTTACTCGCCTGCCCTACGTGCTACTTCCGAAGCCGTCTGGCACTCGGCCTTCAATTCGCAATCCTCGCACTCATTGAAAGCGTTGAAATCCTGCCCGAACACTGCAGGATCTTCCTCGGTGTCATAGGGGCAAGCAAGAGCAACGGCCTCCGGCGTCTCTCCCAACAACTTCTCAAGGAGTTCCTCTGCCGCTGCCTTACGCAATGCCTTCTCGTTGATGGGCTTCTCCGGGTTCTCCGGGTTCACCACATCCCAATAGGCGCCGCTTCCCCGCTTCTGGAGGACATAAACAGCCTGCGGGGGCACTTGGGCAACAGTGGCTTTCCCACCGGCAACTGAACCGCCCGTCTGCACGTAGTTGTCGATCTCGCTCCCGAATACTTCCGGGCTGCAATCCACGAGGACGCCGGAGTGGTCAAGAACAGGCTGGCCCGGCTTAACTGTGAGCCAGCCTGTTCCAGGAATTTTTACTCGATGCGTTCCGGTCTTTATTTTACGTCTGAAATTCGCCATGATAGTTTCCCTTGGTTAGGTTATCTGCGCGACTACGCGGAAAGGACGGTGATACCGCAGTTGCCGTTCTGGTCCGCCCGAATCTGCGGAACCATGATGGTGAGAACCTTGAAGTTGGTGGTGAAACCACCATTGCTCTCCCATTCCACGGTATTGATGGCCATGCCCTCAACCATGCGGACGGTCTCCTGGTTCATCTCGACCAACGTCGCCTTGTTGGCGGTCATCTTGTCGGCGACCTTGATGTCCTGTACGCCGCCGATCTCAAGGATACGCTGACGGATGCTCTTGTCAGAGTTGGCCTTGAAGTCATCGTCAAGCGTGGTCTCCCAGGCGGTAGGGATATAGAGAACCCACGGGCCGAAATGCTTGGCATCGATGCTCGCCTGTTTCATGGCGCGAACGTCGTCCAGGATCTCCTCGCCGGTCTTGCCGCTGGCATCCCAGTTCTGACCAAGGGTAACGATGTTCCGCTGCGGGTGGTCAAGGTAGCCGTACAGGGTGCCACCGCCGTAAGCGTAGGAGCTGGCGCCTTGAAACAGCATGGTCTCCACCTTATCAATGACCCGGCGCGAAGCGAGGGCAGCGGTGGTGGTGTCGAGGGGCTGGCCGGTAGTCCGAGAAGCAGCGAGTACCCGAGCATTGAAGCTAAAATCCTTATGCACGATGGGGAGCGGCAGGTATTTCAGCTCGTAGTTGGGACGGTCCTTCTGAGAGGGCGTCACGGCATCCATGGTCAACTCGGCGTCGGTGAGGTCGTCGATGTCCTCGTATTCCAACACGGTTTTGCCGAGACCGTTGCCGATCCGATACACCAAGTTACGGCTGTAGAGGTCGGCAACACCAACCATGCGGTCCTGGGCCGCCATTACAACCGCCTGGTCGATCTCCTTCCACTCATCCTTGCGAAGGGTAGCGTTGACGTGCAGGGGTACCGAAGTGGCCTTGCCGTTAACAATATGGGTCATGTAGACGTTGCCATCCGCACCGATCCACGGCTTCAGCGCCATGGGGTTCATCCCGTTGGCCATGAGCCGCTGTGCGACCGAGCCACTTGCTTTTCCGTTCATAATCAAATCCATCTTCATATCTCCTTGTTCAGAGGTTGTTTGCCTGGGTTACGCGACTTCTACCTTGATGCGACCATTGGGGTCGGCGGCAGAGGAGTCGCTCATGTCCACTGCCTCAAGGGCATAGGCCACGATGTTGTTGGTGGTATCAATGCCGGCAGAATCATGGGTGTAGGCGCGGAGTTCACCGTTGCCAGCAGATTCCAGGGCGGCACCAATCGCTACGTTCTGACCATTGGCGAGCAGGGCATATACCTCAGCGCCTCGCTCCATAACCTCGTACTGCACCTGGGAGGTGGCAGTATAAGCGGTGGCAATACCAGCACCAATGAGGTCGTTCTCAACTGCGAACGCCTTCTGTGCGTGACCACCAGCAGTAGCGTGGACTCGGACCTTACCGGTGGACATAACTTCGACCAAATGGCCAGGGGTGATACTGGCATTGGCGGTCCGCTCCTTGCGGATACCAGCGCCTTTCAGGATAATCGTGTTGTTGCTCATTTCGTTCCCTCCTTATGGGATTGATTCTTGGATTACTTAGTTTCCGGCTTGGCGAAGTTGATAGTCACCGGTACATACGGCTCCTCGCCGTCGTCGGAAGTGTTGGTCTGGAAGCCGCCACCCTGACCGCTGTAATTGGCCCGCTTGACTTCCGGTGCGGCTACCAGCGCCAGCTTCTCCAGCACGACATCCGGCATGGCCTTCAGCTCGTCATCAGTGAGGGTGTTCAGGGTGTTGGCCTTGATCTTGGTGATGGCATCGGTGCGCTTGGCGTCCAGAGCGCGAGTGCCAGCATTGATTACGGCACGAAACTCAGCGGGAGCGGACGCCATAAATGTCTCCCACTTCTGCTCCGGGGTTTCAGCGCCATCGGCGTTAGCTTTGGTTGCAGGAGCGCCATCACCAATAGGCTTCCCTTCATCCTCCTTGGTGTCCTTATCCGCGTTGGCCTTGTACGGGGCCTCCAGCTTCTCCATCTGGGCTTCGGTGAGCGCGGTCAGCATTTCGCTGTCCTCCGCAGTGTAAGGGGTGGCTTCATTCGCAATCAGCGCCGCCACCCGGTCCGCACAACAAGTCTTTTCCTTCGCCATTTTGTTCTCCTTATTAGCGTTGGGATTGATTGGTACATACTCCACGCGTTTCTGTACCTGTGTTTTATCGTCGGCGACGACGACCTTATCATCTGCATTGATGGAATAGCTCTGTCTCCAGTGCTTCACCCCATCCTGGCTTTCCTCCTCATAAATGAAGTAGTTGTCATAGACTTCGACGATGTAGTTATAACGGAATGGCCCATTGGTAATATCCCGTTTCTGATCATGGAAATTCACATAGGACCACAACTGCTGGTGGGTGGCATCGTGACTCAAAACATTTGCTTTGTCGGGGCGGTAGTCCTCTTTGCTCTGGTTCACTGCGGGGCCAGCGTTCACTTTTAGCCGGTTAGCCCGGACACCGCAGCCATCCGCCCAGCTACACGCCCCGGTGGCGTCAGGCAGCAGCGCCAAGTGGTCGGGCTGGATAGCAGTGAGGCGCGACTCATAGGCTTCATTGTTCCAAAGGCCTGGCTCCATCACCTCTTCGCCGAACAGCCCCGTGGATAACTCCATCTCGACGCCGCGATCCAACGAATTGATCACCGTGGCGTGCTTGGCGGCAGCTTTCTTGAGGTCAATCATCACCTCTGCCTTTAGCTTGCCATCCTCGAACCGGGAGTTGAGCAACTTGCCCACCGCCCACGCCGACAACACCTCCGGGGAACCTGCGCTGACATAAGCACCTTCCTGATCCTGGGGGTGGTTGATCGTCACCGGGATGTTGTTCCAGTGGGGAGCCGACGCCTCCAGCACATCGGTGGGGTACATGGTCGGTGCCCCGATTGCGCCGTGGTGAACGCCTTCAACCAGGATCACGGAGGGGTAGACGGCATAATTGACGCCAGCGATGGTCTTGCGCTGGCCCTTCGCGGTGGCTTGTATCTTGAAAGTCGTTGAAAATCTTTTATCCATCTATTTGGTCTCCTTCGTTGCCCTTTATTTGCCCTTACATCACAATCGGGATTGCGACACAACGACAATTGCTTGACAAAATACCATTCACAATGTATCCTGTGGACATCGTTGATAAATCATACATAGGGAGTGATTCTACATGAACAACCTCAACATTATTGATCTTCACGCTCGTTACATGGCTGGCGAATCCTTCACCGCCCTGGCCCCAACTGCCGGAGTTAAAAAGGGAGATACCATCAAGGCTATTTTTATCAAGCATGGTCTGCCCTTGCGTAAAGTCACCGCCCCCAATCGCCATGCCATTAACACTGATCAGCTCCTGCAAATGATCAACGAGCCATTGTCTGTCAAGGTCATTGCTGAAAGGCTGGGGGTGGATCGGTGTGTTATCGCCAGGCGCCTCAAAGAACTCAACATAACTCCCCGCAACAGGAGTGAAGCCATGTTTTTGCGCATGCAACAAACAACCCCGCAAGAACGCCAATTGCTCACGAGAAAGGCCAACATAGCCATCAGGGGCAAGAAACGCACTTCTGAAGACCTCTGTAAACGAGCCATCAGCAAACAAAATATCAAATATGCTTCTGCCCTCGAATTGAAGATCATCCAGCATCTTGCACATTTCCGTGTTGAGACCGTCCCGCAAAAAGCAATCGGCCCCTATAATGTGGACATCGCCCTGGCAGACACCCCCATCGCCGTGGAAGTCTTTGGGGGAAACTGGCATGCTAGTGGCCGTGCAGCAGCCCGTTTCCGAAAACGCTTTGATTACCTCATCAATGCGGGGTGGCTGCCCATTATTATCTGGATCACCGACAGTTACCCCTTGAGCACTCGGGCAGCACAAAAGATCATCTCCATCATGGAAGAGTCTCGCCATAATCAATCCATGTGGGGACATGAGCATGTGATTGGGGGTAACGGTGAGCCTTGCCCCATTGGTCAAGGTAAACTTGATTACCGGGCCTGAATACATGGTCTGCATAGCTGCAATAACATCAGGGGCAATAACCACGGAATCACCAGCAACACAATTTGGGTGCCTTGGTATCATCTCTTCAATCTCGTCCAGCGTAAATACCTTGCCTTGCAGCGCCGAACAGATCGGGCAGACATTGAACCCCGCCGTGCTCCACTCCGCCTTTACCGACACGCCTTCTATCCCCGCGTTCCGATATTCCTGGATGTTGGCGGAGTGATGTGCTCGGATGACCTCTGTCCTCGCCAGCGTCCGCGCCCTAGTGATCCCTATGGCATCGACACGCTCATTGATGGTTCTCGCCAGCTCCCGTGGGCCACGCCCCTCTGCGATACCTTGGGCGAGCACCCGGCTGATCTGAGTATCCATGACGCCGGTGATGCCCTTCAAGTCGCTATATGTCCTGGTGTAGATCAGCCCCACTCGGTCGGCGTGAATGGGCTGGTTGAATGCCGTCATAACGGGGTCACGGAGTTGGGCGTCACCGAAACCTGGGATATCCACGCCTTGATTCCTTAACTCCTGGCGGCCCCGGCGAATGCCCCGTTGGTATGCGGTGTCGATGTAAATGTTGGTCCAGGGTTGCTCAACTGCACCCCCGATCCTTGACTTCTGCACCATCTGGAGAACCCCGGCGGCCTCCTGCTCCTGTAACCACGCCATGAAGGCCTCTACCTTCGCGCTGCTGCGGTCGAAAGCGAACTGCCCAGGCTTGGCCGTCGCCTGAATGAAGAACGGCGTAGGGGCCGTTACACGCGGTTTTAAGCCGAAGCAGTCATTCAGGACAATCGAGGTGACAATCAGCTTCTTCAACTCGCCAAACCGCTTGTCAACATCGGCGACGAACTTCTTACGCAGCGTAAGGGTGCGCGTCGGGTCCATTTGGAGAACCGCGTTGATGACTAACCCTTTATCGGCGGGTTGCTCGTTTATGTTGAGGCAGGCGTCACACATTGTCTTCCTCTTCCCTAACCTGCCCCGCCGCCGTTTCCCTGTTCTGTTGCTCCTCTTCCCGCATAGCCTCAAGAGCATTCTCTGCGCCAGCCAGCAAACGATCCACCTGCTCGACATCCATATCCAGCATCTCTTCGAAGTACTGTTTCGGCGGGATCAACATATCCATGCCGGACTCAATGTACTTTGCGGTGGCCTCGGTGCGGGTCTTGCCTACCTCTGCCTTATCTTTATTGGAGGGCGAGTTGAGGTCAGGCCATATCACCGTGTACTCTTCACCTGCTGGCGCCGTGATCACGCCACACTCAATCAGCCGATCAATGACGGGCCGCAGGATGGTGGGCTCCGTCTCATCCAGGCGGCGACTATCCAAGCGGTCGTTCCAGTTGCTCTCATCTTGACTACTTGCCAATTCTCCACGCTCACTGCCCTCCAGAATCCGTTTGGGGATACCGGAGGCGATGCTGATCATTGTGAGCTGTACATCGACATGCTTGGAAGGGTCGGCGATGTCTGAGGCGAGCTTATTGACGTCCATGCCTTGGGTGGTGAGGTACCGCTTCATGCCGTGGATGTACTTATCGATCTTCTCCTTCATGTCGGCGGCAGTCATCGTCATATCCATATCCGGGTCCGTGTTGAACTGGAAGCCGGGGAACGCACCCTGCCAGAACATCTCGCCGCTGCCACCCACAATCAAGTCGAGGGATAGCAGACGGTTATAGATACGCTCCAGCTTGGGGGTACCATGGGTGTTTGACTCAAGCAACCCTTGCGCGATATGGATGACGCGGCTGTGATGCACGATCTTGGTCTGGTAGCTGGTGACATTCCCCGGCTCCATGATCTTGAGCTGGTAGGTTTCCGGGAGGCTATAACGGGGGCTGGTGTTGTCCTTGTCCCACGTCTTGATCTCTGAGCTGCCCTCACTGTACGGTTGCAGGTAGAGGAGTTCCGATGCTTTCACCAGCGGCTCACTCAACTCAAGGCCATCATCCACGCCGAGGAGCAACACCGCGTAACTGCCGATGCAAGAAAGGAGATCGGCACGTCTGAGGAAATGGAATAGTTTCTTCTTCTTGATGACTTCCTGGATGTCCTTTTCAAACTGCGTCTCTGTCTCTACGTCCTCAACGATCTCCGGCTTCTGTTCCCAGGTGCCGTTGACGGGGGCGTCGATGATCCGCGCCGCGATGTCGCCACGGCTGTACTTTGCGAAATAGTCCTCATAGGTGATGTCGAGTGGATAGCCAAGGGCCTCGAAGAGATCACGCTTACCGCCGAAGCTCTTCCCCATCCTGGAGGAGAGCATGGCGCGGGAGGCAATCACAGAGGAGAGGAACTGCATCTGGGCCAGCGCCTTCAAATCGCCCTGCGGATTATGTCGTTTGCGCTCAATAACCACGATTCGCCCTCACCAGATCCTCTGGAGTATTCACTTCCTGGCCGCAATCATTTACCACCGGCACAATCCTGATATGCATTCCATGCTCTAACGCCCTGAGTTGCTCCAACCGTTCCGCCCGCTCCAACGTGGTCTGGCTCATTTCTGCAAACCGCTGGAGGGCACTATTCCGATACGCATAGACACCGAGATGCTTATACCAGTGCTGATCGGCGTCACAATAGGAGGGTAGCGGGGAGCGCCCAAAGTATAAGGCACGAAAATTCAGATCAAAAATAACCTTCACCACATTCGGGTCCATCAACTCAGGACAAAACCCCCGCCGCATCTTTACCGGGGTCGCCATATCAGCGGTTGTATCCTTCTGTAAGGCGCGGAGCAGAGCGGACCCTACCTGGGGATGGAAAAAGGGGAGATCACCCTGCACATTAAGCACAAGCCTATCTCCTGCCAATACCCTTGCCACGTCCGCCACCCGATCCGTGCCGGTCTCGTACTCCATGTCGGAGACAACCGCTTCACCGCCAGCACCACATACCACATCGGCTATCAACTCATCATCGGTGGCAACAACCACTTTATCGACGCCGGGGATCTGACAGGCTTGCTCCCACACCCGAACAATCATCGGCTTGTCGTTCACCAATGCCAGTGGCTTGCCGGGGAAGCGGGTGGATTCCATCCGAGCCGGAATGATTACAATAGGTTTCTGATTCATATCACCACATCCCCGCCCGTCTTGTCTTATTGGTGAGTTCATCGAAGGCGTCTGCGGCGGCATCAATCTGATCGTCGTGGATGCCTTCAGGAAAATTCTCTGCTTCACTTAAGAACGCCTCATTCCAAGGGCCGCGTATCAGCTTCACATTGCCTGCTTGCGCTTGACTGGCCAGTGGGGTGGCTCTATGCTCCTTACTGCCTGTAACCGGGTAGAACACCACAGGGAACCCTGCAAGGG